TCTAGCGTTGTAGAAATTCTGATTAAACGTTTCGATATATGATTACGTCGATAACTGCGTGTGTTGGTTTAAAATGTGTACATGTGCGCAAAGCCAAGACACGTTTGGACCCCAAGGGTCAAAATATTTTAGGGAAATCTCCGATAGCGGACTAGTATATCCTCGTACTAAACCTCGTGTAGAAAACCAAATTGATGTAGATCTCGTCAAGACCTACCTTCCTTGCCGTCGTAGGAGCGGCAAGTTCACTCCCTATGAACTAGGAAGAATCAAAGTAAATGTATATGGTTCAACCCAGTACACTTGCTCCGTCATAAACAAGATTGCCATGAAAATAGGAACTAAATATGACTTTATTTTTAGACGTAGATGTGTAGACGTAGTTATTTATCGCGAGGACGGTAAGTACAAATCAGTAGAACGTTATGACATCATGAAAGCCCCATCAACTCAATACCTTGTTTTTGAAAACCTCCCAGAAGTTAATGCAGCATACCATTATGTACCCATTGATGACAACACCCTCCGCCCACAAACTCGATACGGATTAGATTATGATATATATGACAACCAATACGTAGGCGGAGATAAAGTACAACTTGCCTTGAAGAACCCAGATATGGCCGTAGCCATGCTAGAATACATAAATAGACATCCTTCAGTACATGTCTATGAAGAGGGTGAACTTAGAGAACTCGTAAGATATTCAGTGTCTACTAATAAATGTGTTCATGGTAAGCGTAATGTAACATCAGTGTGTAATTGTATGGCTAGAATTAACAAGAAGAGTGTAGTTAGAGAACAAGCAGATAATGGTAAGATGCAAGATGGAGTTAAAGCTAAGAAACGTGTTCATTATTCCCATACAGAAACTAAAGCCGTAGTATTTGACAACATACAGACAGACCTTTCAGAACAAGCCATAGATTGCCCCAACGATCAAGTAGGACAGAATTCATCCCGTCAAACTTCAATGATCCGAACTCCCTCTGGTATGAAAGAAGTAATCCATATGAGTAATGATGCTATAGGTAACCATAAACAATTAGATTATATGCCGTCAGTTAAATTTCCAGAAACAGGTTTTGTTTGGGGAGCCAACCAAACATTTAATGAAAGAACTAAATATTATATGCAACCTTTTACTTATTTTAACACTATGTATTTATTCAGAATTATTGCAAAGCCTCCCCTTTTCTCTGCTCAGCGTGTGTGGGTTTCAGTTAGATATAATGATACAGCAGGTCAATCCAATCTAGGATTTGAATGGAACCCCTCAGAAGAGAATGAAATACATTGTTTAGTGCCATGGATTAGTCAAGACTTAGTAGCAGATGTAGAGAATGTAGATGATCATATGCCTATTATAGACGTTACAGAAATGACACAGACAATCTTTGCAGAGGGATTGCCGTCAACTATAGATTATGCAATTTATGTAGCCCCCATTAATATGTATCTCTATCTACCAAAACCAGTTTCTATTAGTGGTGTAACTCCCCCAACAACTTCAGATAAGAAACCTCTATATTTCTCACGTGTTATTGCTAGCCCAGATCAATTATCAGTTATTCAAAATACCGGAACTTCACAAATGAGAGTCTTAAGTGTTAGCGTTACAGATCCAGCAACAGACGCAAGTATTAAAGCAATTACCTCGACAGCAGCAACAGTAGATGTTTTTGATTATTCAGCAAATGCAATTGGAGGAACAAGACAATTTTATTTTCATAATTCTGGAC